ACCTGTTATTATTACTCCATTTGTTGCACTATACAAATATCTATCTATTAAATATTGAAAATAATTATTGTCAATTCCATATTCAATAAAATCATTTTTTTTATTTTCTTGTATTACAGGACTTGTATAAGCACTTAAATTTATTATTGATATATTATTCATATATTTTAAATTCGTTTATTGTAACGTTTGCTACATATTGATTTTGATTAACAGTATAATCGTCTTTGTTTTGATTTGTACAAAATATTTTATCTCTATAAATTAAAGAATTTTCATCGCTAAATGTTGTCATATCAGCAGTCAGAATATCGCTATCAACTTTAATAATATTATTATCAGCAGTAAATGGTAAAGCACTATTTAAAACCGTTAAATTATAAAAAGTATTTTCTTTTAAATCTAAAACTAAATCACATTTTAAATAATAACCATCAGTTGTAAATGTAGGATTATATGTTGTTGAAATATTTGTAGTTTCATTTCTTAAAATAAGAATATCAGCCGAGTAAAGTCTCGGAATAAATTTTATCGTTTGCGCTTGTGTTTGCTCTTTTAAAATTATCATATTCTATTTTTATTAATAATAATTTAATTATAAAATTGTTTTAAAAAAAAAGGCATACTAATTAAAGCATACCTTTTTAAAAAAAACAAATAATAATTTATCCAGTAATAACGTCTAATATTTCATTTACTGCATCATCTAAAAAATTTGCTGGTTTTAATTCCATACCTTGAAATTCTAATGAATATCCTGATAAATCTCCCATTGCAGCACCAGTTGAAATTGTAGACGAAATTAAATCCATTCCTTTAGTCAATCCAGCTATAAAATAATTCCCATTTCTATCTTGAACCGCTATTACTGGTCTTCCGTAAGCTAATAATTTTAATTGTTTATGGTCAGCAATAGTTAGTTTTTTTAGATTTAAAGTAAGTTTTTGGTCTACAAATGTGCTCCCGTTTTCACGTGATGAAGTTATCGTCTGTTCAAATGTAGATATTCCTTTTAATTCGTATTTATAAGCATCTACAGGGTCTCCACCAGCTAAACTCGATATTACATCTGTAATCCCATCAACATATACAATTGGTCCTACATTTTGATAATTTATAAAATATACAGCAGATAAACCGCCAATACTATCTTTACATTGTTCACTTCTCCCTAATGATATATCACAAGCCATAATTTTATTTTTTTAATTAAGAACCAAAAACGATAGAAGCTAAAACTGCTGAAACTAATGTACCCGCTACAGGAACAATAAAATTAGCTGGTTTAGGTTCCATACCTTGAAATTCCAAGTTATAAGCCGAAGCATCTCCCATTGCAGCACCAGTAGTGATAGCGGCAGTTGTTAAATCCATTCCTAAAGTTAAACCTGACATAAAGAAGTTACCGTTGTTATCCTCTATAATAATTTGAGGTCTACCATATGCCAAAAGTTTAATTTGTTTGTGGTCAGCAACAGATAATTTTTTTAAATTCAATGTTAATTTTTGGTCTACAAATGTAGTTCCATTATCTCTTGAACTTGTAACAGTTTGCTCAAAAGTTGATGTTCCTTTTAATTCATATTTATAACCAACAGGCGTTCCACCTAATGCAGTTATAACATCTTCTTGTCCAGCAGTTGCTGAATATGTAACCGTTGTGGCATCACCCCAATTAATGAAGTATACCGCTTTTAATCCTCCTACTGAATCTTTACATTGTTCAGCACGTCCTAATGATATATCGCAAGGCATAGTTTTATGTTTTTAAAGTTAATAAAAAAGGGTAGGCACTTTTACCTACCCTTTGTTTAATATTGCAATTTAGATTATGCAGCAGGAGTGTAAAGTACAATTTCAGCACCAACACCGTATTGAACTGCAGCTGTAAATCTCATTACAACTCTTACATTTTCTGAACCATCAATGTCAGCCATATCAATTACTTTTACTTCGTTTTGGTCTGATAATAAACCAGTTCCAAAATACAAGTTAGATTTTTGAGCAGCCATTATGTAATCATTAGCCATTCCATTTGCAACAAAGATTTTAACACCATCAAAAGAAAGTGAACCATTGTTAAACCATTGTGTTCCCATTGCATTAGTACCATTAGCACCTAAACCTGATGCTCCAAATCCACCTAAAGCACGTACATAATCACGAGCAACTGATTGTGAAACGTAAAGATATAAATCTTCTTTTCCGTATAATGCAGCAGGAATCAAATCAACAACTTTTCCAAGTTCAGTAATTACGTTTGCAGCAGTTATACCACCAGAAACAGGAGAAGCTACATCAAGAACAGTAGCATCAGCAGTTGCAAGTGTTACCAATCCGTCAAACTCACCAGCAGTAGCAGTAGCACCTTTCCAAATGTTTTGTTCTGTTTTTTCAGCAACTTTAGAAACAACGTGTGCTAAAAGGAAATCAGCAAAAGCAGGAGGTAAATTATCAAATGAAGAGTATCCCATTTGAACTGCTTCCCAATCAGATTTAAAATCTTTTTTACAAAGTTGTAAATTTACTTGAAATTCTTCAGGTGTAATAATTCTTTCTGTGAGTGTTACAGTAGAAGTAGCGTCAAAATCACAAGTTGCATTTTTTACAATAGCATCTGTAGCAATTCTTTTAATTACTTCTTTAAATTTAATGTTTGGTTTTACTTCAATACCGCCATTAGCGATTGTAGAACCTGAAAGCAATGCTGCAGAAATATATTTTCCAGCAAATTCACCTGCATAGGTGGTAGTAATTGATGTTACAGTAGCCATAATTTATTAATTAAAAAGTTTAGCCATTACGATATCTTTAGTCGTTAATTGGCGATTAGGTGAAAATTTATTTAGTTTTACTTGTGTTTTAACTTCAGGAGAATGTGTTAATGGTTCAACAACAACTTCTGAACTTAATTCTTGTTTTACTGATTTTAATTCAGCAATTTCAGTTCTTAATTTTTCAATTTCAGCAAAGAACATTTCTTTTGAAACTGATTCAACAATTCTTTTAGGAGTTGTAGGTTCAGCTTGTGCTTCAACTTCTACTTCAACCTCTGCTTCAGGTGCTTCTTCTTCAACAACTGCAGCTTCTTTAATTTCAGCTATAACACCTTCAACTGCTACAACTAAAATCATTCCGTCTTCTAATTCGTATTCTCCAACTGGTACAGGAATTTTTTCCTCACCATTTACTATAAAAACATTGTTGTCTATTTCAAAAGCATCTGCTTCTATAATAGTAACTCCATCTTTAAGTTTCATTTGAGCAAGATTTACATCCATACCTAAAAGAGTTTTAATTTCGTTTAGTACATTCATATTTACAATTTTTTAATATTAATTAAAGTTATTTACTTTTGTTATAAATTAACCATTAGAACGCACTAAAACACGTGCTTCGTTTACGTTTGTAACATTACTAATTCCTTGTGATAAAGTACTTCCAATACCTTGTTCAATTAATTCTCCTTGACAACAATCAACACTATAAGTTGAATCTTCGCATAAACACCCTCTTTTACCACCTTTTGGTGAACTTGTTTTATTTCCCATTTTTATTTATTATTGATTTAATTTTTTCTAATAATTCTAATTCTTTTTCAAGTTGTAAACTCATTTCTAATTTATCAGCAAAATATCCTTCTATTGAAAACCCTTTAACTTTACCAGTTTTTACAAAATCATTCCAAATAGCATCATTATTAACTTTCATTGATACAACCCAAGTTCCTACAGGGGCATTTAAACCATACTTTTTAGATTTATCCATTTCAGTATCTTCCACAATCCAACTTTCAACAATACTTAAATCTTTTAGTTTTTTTTCGTGTTCTAATGTTGCATTGTTTTGATTGCTATTCATTAAAAATAATTCACTTGCTTTACGAACTGTATCATCTGAAAAGAAAATATAATATTCATCTTCTCCATTACGTCTGTAAATATTTTTATTAGGTATTAATGCAGCACCCATTAAAATACGTTTTTCTTCATCTACTTTTGCAAGTTCTAAATGTTCGCTTAATGCAATAAAGTTAGATTCTATTGCTGGAAATTCAACTATTGAAACTGCTTCAATTCCATTTAAATCTTCTTTTTCGTCTATAATCAATTCTACTATTCGCATTTTATACTTTTTTATTATAATTAATTAAACTTTATTTTGTTATAATTATCCTATTGTTGCAGATTTAACTATATTTCTATCTAAACCTTGTTGGGTTGTAACATCATTAGCTACTACATAAGCTTTAATAGGTTGGTTTTGTTGTTGTCCTATTGTTTGTGCTAATTGATTTGTTGAACTTGCACCTACAACGTTAAAATTTGGTGCTGCAGTTGCTATACTTGTACTTGGTGCAGAACCTCCACCTGACCTTGTACTTGGTGCAGAACCACCACCACTTGATAAAATACCTTTTGCTCTACTTACTGCTCCAAATACTGCTGCTACTTGTGTTGCATAAAATAAAGGAAAAGCAAATGCTGCTGCTGGACCTGTACCTTTTGCGGATTTTTGTGCAATATCTAATCCATTAATTAAACCAACTGCAGAACCTATTGCTATTTCTGCTAATGCTGCTGCTTTTGCTGCTGCAGTACCTTTTTTAAATAAAGCACCTAAACCACCTATTGCTGATGCTGTTTGATTTAAAAGACTTAATTTTAAATCAAATTTAGCTTGTTCAATATCCGCTTGTGTTTTTGCATCTGCTTTATTAGCCACTCCCATTCTAACTTTATGCTCTGCATCTAATTTTTCAATTAAAGTTTGCCTTTCAATTTCAGTTTGTGCTAAAGATTCAATTTCTAAAACTTTTCTATTGTAATCTAATTCTTCTTTTTTTACTGCTGTATCTGCTAAACGTGTTGCTTTTTCATCATCGTATCTTTTATTTAAATCTGCTATTGCTTTATTATGATTTTCTTCTGCCTGTATTTCTTGTTGTTGTAATTCTAATAAAAACTTTTGTCTATCTTCTTTTGATAATTTATTATCATTTAAAACAAT